TCAAGATGGGTAATGCTTTTGGTTCTACTGGTCACTATGAGTTCAACGGCAAGATTGCTAGTTGTGTTGTAACAACTGAAATGGCGGCATCGCTTCTTCCAGATGCTACTGAAATCAAAGCTATGATTACTGACCCAGCGACTTGGTTAGCTGACCTTGACGGTACTACTAGACGTAGCTACTATGGTCCAAACTTTACCTTTGTTTCTGGTGGTGCAGACATAACTTCGGCTCTGTCTACTCACGTTTACTTGATGGGGGATGGTACTAATGATAGTTATAGCAACAACATTAGAAACCAAGTACACCCTACCGATACAACCTATAGCGATTTAGAATTCCAGAACATGGTATCTAATGACATTGAAACGGTAACAATTCCAGGTTTGTAGTAACTATATAAAAATTTTGCGTAGCCCTTCGGGGCTGCGTTACAGAATCATAAGCCTAAACATCTTAGGAATAAAATTAACCCAAATATACCCATCTGAGGATTGGTGAAGGAGGAAAAATGGCAAGAACAAAAATTAACAGCAAATCAAAGGATACTATGTCCGATGATGGTTCGTTACTTGTTTCCCTAATTCACGGCGAGCAGATTCGTATGTCAGTTACTTTAGGCTGGCTTACAAATCTTACTGGCTATACAATCACAGCTAAGTGTGTTGAGGCTGATTCTCGCAGTCTAGATTGGGATTTAAACGAGTTGCCTTTGCTTCCTCAAACAGGAGGTCAAATAGTGACTTGCCCAATCATCGACTCTGACGTTACGGATAACACTTTTGAAATAGTGTTTCCAGAAGAATTAGCCAACAACTTCACAACTATGCCAAAACCACAGCGTCCTAGTTATGCTTGGTTTGGTTTAGAAGTTAGTGATAGCGGAACTGGTAATAACCAAATGGTATTTAAACCAATGCGAGGTTTAGTAGAGATTTTGTATAGCCCGTCGGAGGCAGCATAATGTCCACTTATACTATTACAGCAAACACCACGAGCCACAGCACTTCAGTAAGCCCTGTACAATATACAGTGAGCTTATCTAGAACTGGTGGACAAGGCTCGAAGGGTGATTCAGTTACAGGAGCATCTATTAATGATTCTGGTGAACTGGAAATAGTAATTACAGACTCTGCAGGTGTTAGCACTACTGTTAACGCAGGTAGCATTTATGGTAACGCAGGAGGTTTTAACTTAGTTGACCTTGGCGACACCGAAATGCCATCCCCAGCAGACCAAGAAGCAGTTATCTATGATGGTGCTACTTCTAAGTTTGTAACTCGTAAATCAACAACTAACGACTTAAGTGACATTGACAATACAAACAAAGTAGAAGGTTCATTCCTAGTTTGGTCGGATGCTGACTCTAATTATAAATCTACAAGACGTATTGACAACCAATCAACTATTATTTCTGGAGGCTCATTCTAATGGCAACTAAAATTTTACTTAAAAAGTCCGTAACATCTGGTGCAGCTCCATTAACAGCTGACTTAGACACAGGTGAATTGGCACTAAACTTAGCAGACCGCAAAATCTATGTAAAAGACAATAGCGGCAATATCGTAACTACACAAGGTGCATACGTTGATAGCGTTGCCCCAGCAAACCCTGCTGAAGGTGACCTGTGGTATGACACCGCAAACAACATGCTGAAAGCCCACAACGGCTCTGCATTTGACGAAACAGGTTATAACAACCTTTCAGAGCTAGAAGATGTTACTCTTACATCTATTGCTTCAGGTGACCACTTAACTTGGAATGGTTCCGCTTTTGTAAACAGCAACCTAGAGTCAGACGTTGAAGGCTTTATGTCTGCAGCTAACACTGGCACTGGTCATGGTGACTTGTCTTACGCTAACGGCGTATACACATTTGACCGTGTAACTTCTGCTGAAGTACGCGGAGACATCTCTGTAACTGACGCTGGTGGTGACGGTAGCTTGGCTTACAACAGCACAACTGGTGTTATCACTTACACTGGCCCTTCCGCAGCTGAAGTTCGTGCGCACATTAGCCACGTTGACGCAGGTGGAGACGGAAGTCTTTCATATGACGCCTCTACAGGTGTTATTACTTATACTGGCCCAAGTGCTGCTGAAGTACGAGCTCACCTTTCAGGTGGTACAGGTGTTACTTACCCAGCTGGAACTGGTGTTATTGAAATCGGTCAGCCGGTTGCAACTAAAGATAGAGTAGTCTTTGCTGATGTTGAAACTAACAGTGTACACCATGCTGGTGACATTACACTTAACCCAGAATCAGGTGGAGCCGCTAACGCTGGCCAAGTTATCATTTCAGGTAACTTGACTGTTAACGGTACAACTACTTCTGTAAACTCTAACGAAGTTAACATCGGTGATTCAATTATCGTACTTAACTCTGACGAAACTGGTGCTCCTTCTCAAAACGCAGGTTTTGAAGTTGAGCGTGGAACGTCTACAAACAAAGCCTTCATCTGGAATGAAACAGATGACGCATGGGATTTAGCCGATGAAACTCTTCAGAACGTTGTTCTGGATGGTGGCGCTTACTAAGCCCGTACAATACTCAATGGGCGCTCCTCTATAGGGGCGTCCTCCTCACACATAAGGAAATAGCCCAATGGCAACTAAAATTATTCATAAGAAAAGCTCGGTCGCTAGTTCAGTACCCGTTCCTGGAGACCTAGAAGCTGGTGAATTGGCAGTCAACTTAGCTGACCAAAAGATTTATTCTAAAACAACAGGTGGTGCTATTATTAAAATGTCTCCTGTAACTGAAGGTGACGTTACTGCGCATGAAGCTGCCTTGACTATTACTGAATCACAAATCAGTGACTTGCAGTCTTACTTGACAGCACACCCTAGTGTTTCTGCTGAAAACTCAGTAAACAACTCTGGACGTACTTATGTCCAAGACATTACGCTTGACAGCTTTGGACACGTCAC